GGAACCGCGCTCTCCTGATCCGACCACCGGATCAGCATGGGGTCTAGCGTTGAAGAGCCGTAGTCATTGCACCCAAAGCAGAAGACAAATCGGTTGATGTCAGAGATGTAGATGAAGTTCTGCACCACAGGAACATCGGACGCACCCGCAAGAGATGACAGCAGAACGCCACGGGTGTTTAGACCTGTGGTGGCGTCCCAGTAGTAGATGTTTCCCTTTCGAGGGCCAAAGATCAGGTCTTCACCAAAATTGTCCTGGCTCCAGATTCGCAAAGAGGTTTGTGTGGTACTTGGTGTCCCAACACCCCAAGCCCCCGTGTTCCAGGGACCTGCGCCCCATCCGGTCAGTGGCACAACAACCTCGGGGCCGACTCCTATCTGATACGCTGCCGAGACAGCAGAGCCGCCTGTAGCGCCTGCCGCCACAACCGATGCGGTGGTGATGCTGTAAGAGTTGGAGTTGATGTAGGTGATCTGATACTCAGCATTCAGCAGGGTGGCATAGGTGCCAGTGACCCCGCTGAACGTCACGAAGTCCCCATCTGCCGCCCCATGAGCGGGGGCAGTCACCACCACGGTGGTGGTGCCATCACCTGTAAACGGGTCGGTCCCAAGCGTGGCTGTTGCGCGGATGGGAGTGATGTCGTAATAGACGCCGCCCTTGGCGATATAGAACTTGAGGTGCGTGCCAAGCGCAATCAGGTTCTCGCTTTGCAGGGTCACCCAGTTCCACAGGGATCGGCATACGCCAAGGAAAACATCAGCCGAGATACGAGCCCAACCACCAATCTTCTCGGGAGTGCCCTGGCGGAAGCGCACCTTGTCGCACTCGTACCAACCGTTCTCGTTGGTATAGCGGGTGTTCTCTTTGTTGACGCCGGGTTTGAGGGTGAGTTTCTTCAGCGGCATGGTTATCTCAGCAGCGCCGCTTCGGCTTCGCGTCTACGGGTTAACCCCCTGAGTACGCGCCCTGCGGCCTTGTTCCACTTGACGATTTCCTCGCACGCACCCGCCCAATCCTGAGCGTCAACACGTTTCTTCAACGTGGAAATGCGGTAGTTTCCTAGCCCGCAGTTATACGCGAAACTGATGATGGCGGCAAGGCGTCGAGGCGGTTCTTTTAGGAGTTTGGGGGAGAGTTTCAGCACCCCCGCACAAAAGTGCAGCAGGTGCTTATCAAGTTCTGCTTGGGCAGTCTCTACCGTCCAGACCGTGCCGGGTTGGATGCCGGGGCCAGTACAGCCCCACCCGATAGTCCACGGATCACCGTTCGTACCCGGATCAGGGTATGCGGTGCAGTCACCGTTTGGAAGGCGCTTGGCATAGCCCTCAAAGGGCTTGACCAGAATGTCGCCCGCCAGTTTGATGGCTTCCGTGGTCACTTCTGGTACTTCTCAATGCTTCTTCCAACGAACCAGAAGGTCAGGCACATGTTGAGCATGGCAAAGTCGTCTGCATCCCACACGCGGGTCATCACCTCAGACCAGTGCCCGCCAGTCTGGAACGCCATGTAGATTGCAGCCGCCTTCACCGTGGCGTACATGAAGAACAGTGCCCAGGTGATACCGGGGCGGACAAGGGCAGAGATCGCCGCCACAAACCATCCGGCTTCCTTGGCGGTCGTGGCCTGCTCCTTGAAGGCTTCCTTGATGGCATCGAGTTGGTTGACGCTGTAGTCAACGTACTTCTCTTCCATCTTGAACTGGCCGCGCATCTTCTCCAGATCGGTCTGGAGCGTGAACATCGACAGTTCATGCTTGCGCTCGTTGCCCTTGTCCATGAACTTCAAGACTTCCGGGGCAAGCCGGAACAGGCCACCAAAGATGGAACCAAGCAGGCCACCACTGAGGATTTCAAACATGTTTACTCCCTTGTGGCGGTGACCATATCGTCACCCTTGCTGACCGTCACCTTGTCGCCCTGCACAGTCACCTTCATGGGCTGCTCGGGCTTGTCCAGGCGGTCCAACTTGTCGATCAGGGTCTGAATGACCTTGAACTCGGGCTTCTCCTGCTTCTCGGCGGTACCGGCGATGCCGTTCATCATATTGATGAGGGCCACCAAAGCCCCGCCAATCATCGTCATCACGGCGGTGATGGCAGAGTCGGACAGGAAGTAGGAAGAGCCCACCCCAATCAGGACAATCAGGGTAATGTAGAACAGACCAAACCTGCCGATGGACTTCCCGGCAACTTCTTTGGCTGTCTCGGCAGGCTTAGTTTCTTCCATAACTAATCCAATAATGCAAAAAGATTTCCACGTCCGCCAACAGATATACCTTTGACATAAGACACATCTAGGTAATCTATACCACTACCGCCACTAAATGTCAGGTCGGTGTTGTTGCCGGAATTTACTGAGTTTGCTCCCATGTACCAGGTGCCGCTTTTGACAAACGTTGTTTGCGCTGTCGTAGTTGCTTTTACTGTGTACAAGTTTCCGCTAGTCCCGCGAAGATTAAAGGCAATAAACGTGTTTGTCACACCGGCAGTAAAGTTAAACGTTTTTGCGCCCACATAAGTGCTGCGGATGTCAGCAAAGGTGTTCGAGTTCTGAACTTCAATCGGTCCGTTGTTGTTGAAGTTAACGGGCGGGAGTGACTTGCCACCACCATTGAGCGTCATGGAGCCGCTACCCGTGTTGGTAAATGTTATTTGTGCGTCGGTAGACCACGTGAAGTTAAACGTGCTAGTAGAGTTAAACATGCACGACGTGCCAGTGGTCGTCAATGTCATTGTGGACGTGCCAAGGCTAAGTGTTTTTGTGCCCGCTGAACCTCTGGCGTCAAACTGCCCAACGGTAAGGTTGTAATTGTTTGTGGTCAGCGAACCGTTATTCAGCGTCATGGTGCCTGTGGTTGTAAACGCTGACCCAAGAGAATACGTTGCAGATGCGGATAACCCAATGTAAGTCCAAGTTCTACACGTTGCGCCGTTTAGCGTTATCGTCCCACTGCCGTCAAAGAAAAGAAACCGACCATTTGTAGTGGAGCCAATAATCGCAGATGACACCGCAGTAAAGTCACCGTTGCAAGTTAACGTCGTGTTAATGGTAACGTCACTGCCGCTAATAGTCATGTTGCGGCAAACTGCGGACGTACTGGGAGGGCTTATCGTATACGGGCCGTTCTGATCGAAGAACACATCGTCCGCACTGGTGGGATTAGACGCACCCCCAGACCCGCCGGAAGTCGTGCTCCAGACGTTTGCTGCGTCCCACGCAGCCGACCCGCCAACCCAGTATCTGTTTGCCATGATGTTTACAGTTGAGTTGTAACCGCCACCACATCCCACCGGGTGTTGTTGGCGTTATAGACGCAGCCGACGTACGTTGTTTTGCCTGCCGTCGTTGCGCCGGGAAGCGTCACGCCAATCACGGTGTAGGTGCCGTTCCACGTCAGGGTCTGCGACGACCCGTTGTCCAGTATGCGGATGACCAGCGAGTTGCCGTCCACAGGGGTGCCCGTAGGGGCATTGATCGTCAAACCCGCCGCAAGCGCCGTCAAGTTGTACTGGTCAAAGGAGGAGATGTCGGGTGTCAGACTGGACGTTGACGCGGTGCTTGATACACGTCGGTTGATCCGCTTGTTGGTTAGCGTCTGAGTGTCCGTCGTCCCCACAATCGTGCCGCTTGGCGCAGTGAGCGAGGTTGTCCACGCACTGCCAGTGGACACGGCGATACCGGCTCCAGGGTAGACCATGCCGCTTGGCGCAGGCTGAGAACTCCAAGTCGTGCCGTTACTGGTCAGCAGATTCCCCGTAGTGCCGGGGGCCACAAACTGCACTGCCGATGTGCCGTTACCCAAGATGACGTTGTTGGCGGTGAGCGTGGTTGCTCCAGTGCCGCCGTTGGCCACAGGCAACGTGCCAGAAACTTCAGACGCCAAACTGACGGTGCCTGTTGTAAACGCAGAAGTTCCGTTGCCTCTAAGTACGCCGGTCAGAGTCGTTGCCCCGGTACCGCCATTTGCCACGGGCAGCGTGCCCGTCAAGTTTGTGATGACGGTAGAGGCAACCTTGACAAAATCACTGCCGTTCCAAGCAACGATGGCCTTCTCGCCAGACACCAGAGTCACGCCTGTCGTCGGACCTGCCCCCACAATCTTCACAGACTGAGAAGTCGAGGTGCTGTTCAGGATCAGGTAAGCCTTGCTTGCCGCAGGAGCCGTGATCGTCAGCAGACTACCGGGGTTGCCCGTGCAGTTAATGATGGCGTACTGCGCGGACCCAGTGGAGCCGGACCCCGCTTGACTAAGAGCCGATGCGGTCGTGGTGCTCAGGGTTACCGCTGTTTGGCTTCCACTAATGGTTTGCGCCCCGGCAACAGCAGCATCAAGATACTTGGTGATGTTGTCGTTTACCGTGTCGCCCCAAGAGCCGGACAGTTGGCCCGTGACCGGAAGCGCCAGTCCGAGCAGGCTTGTGTAATTTACGGTCGTCATTTGAATTCCTCAATGTCTTGCCAACCCGGCGATTGGGTATTGCTGATAACCGTCCAAGTTACGGTCTGGGTGTTGTTTATATTCTGCCAGTTGGCTGTTTGGGTGTCATCAATCGGATTCCAGAGGTACCCGCCGAAGAACAGGTCCGTGGCCGTGACCGACTCAGACAGGGAGGATTGGAAGACAACCGCCGTGGACGGGATGTCCGTGGCCGTCGTGAACTCCACCACCGGGGCGTTAAACGTGGAGGGGGCAACCGTTGGGGTATCCGTGGCCGTAGCGGATTCCTGGACCACAGGCGTAAACGTGGCGGCTGTGCTGGCGCTGTCCGAGATGGATGCTGTCTCAAGGACGTTGGTGCTGAAGATGGGGAAGGCCAAGACCGCATCCGTCCCGGTGGCAGACTCGTCCACACTTGCAGGGAATGTGATGAACCCCACGTCGCTGTCCGTGGCCGTCGCGGTTTCTGCCAAGGCCGGGTTGTAGGTGCTGCCCGGGGCGTTTACATCGTCCGTGATCGTGGTCAACTCCGTGACCGTGACCGCAAAGATGGCAAACCCTGCCCCGCTGTCTGTGACCGTGGCGGACTCAGCGATATTGGCAGAGTAAAGCGGCGTTGCGCTTGCAAGGTCTGATGCTGTGACGGCCTCAACGATCAGTGACCCAACGCTTGCCAGGGCATTTGCGGCGTCTGTAATCGAGGCAGACTCAGCCAGCAGCGCCTTGAAGTCGGCTAACGAAAGGGCGGCATCAGAAACCGAGGCAGTCTCTGAGACACTAGCCGGGAACACAAGGTATCCAACGACATCATCAGCGGCAGATGCTGACTCGGCCACATTTGCCAATAGCAGGAACCCCGCCACGGCTGTGTCCGTGATGGTGGCAGTCTCAGAAACGGCGGTGTTGTATGTGCTGCCCGGAGCGTTGATGGCGTCTGTTGCAGTGGCCGTTTCCGCGATGGTCACCGAATAGACCGTGCCGCCGCTTGCAGCAAAAATCCATCCCAAAGAGCCGTTGTTGATAGAGTTCGTACCGGCATACCAAGTATCGGTCAGAGCATATGCACGCACGCCCGTGATCGTCAGGTAGTCCACGTTCGCTATGCCGCTGCTCAGGATCAGCGTGCCCGGTGAAGATGCCGAAGTGCCTTGAAC